ACCAATAGACAAATTAATTTCTGATGTAATATTAACAAAATGTCGCAGCGACTTGGTATGGCCGACGGTCGGTGCTTCACCGTAAGCACGTCTTCCCAACTCTTTAACAACTACATGATGAAGCAGAACGGTATCTCCTTCGAGGACAACTATTCGTACCGCCAGCTTCTCCAAAAGCAGGGTCCCCAGCTCATGACCCAGGTACAGGAACAGCAGGGTAAGGGTAACTGCAACACCTGCGACAAGCCCCTTCTCAAGGTTCCCAACATTTACTAACTGAGAAAAATTACAAAAAAAACTTTAAAACCTTCCTATAGAATGTCGACATGTTCCATATGTCTCAATGAAGTTAGGGAAACGAGGTCAAATCCTCCACTTCGTTGCGGACACGTGTTTCATTCCAACTGTCTACAGGAATGGAAAAATCGAGGTAAGAATACATGCCCCACTTGTAGAAAAGTGTTTGATGCATCACAATTCAAAATCATCGTCACGATTCAGAACAATTACACAGCAGAGGCAAACTCTGTGTCCTTGAATGAAGAATCGATATTCGACGTATTAGATCTTTTTGATATTACTTTTGATGTCGAAAATACTCCAGATTTAGATAGTATTCTTGCGGACCTTGGGGTGAGTCTTACCGACTTTGATCCCACGATCCTTGACGCAGAATGAACTACAATACCTCTCATAGTTTAGACCTGGGTAGTTCCGAGACGCCTTACGGGGATCTATGATACTTTTCCCCTTCGCATCAGTCAGAAGTGGTCCAGTCGCCCACCCACGCTTGTGACTGAAGACGTTGGCCTTGAATACGATACGTTTACCAACTCTGAATGTTCCAGCCCTCTTTATCCGAGACTCAGGAACTTTAAAAAATTTAGCAACGGAAACGATCGTGTCACCAGATTTGATTTTGTATTCCACGACACCGTGCTGTTTGTAAAAATGAAAGTCACCTTGTCTAATATAATTTGTTGGTCTTCCAGGACAGACAAACATCATGACTTTGTAATATCCTTTCTTACACTTTTCATCAGCTTTGGCTTTGTACACTTTTTTAGGATTGTCTGAAACGACACGTTTTGGAAGACCAGTACAGTGAGTATAAGTGTGGTTTCCATTAGAAAGACCAGAACGATCTCCTGGAATAGATTTTTGCCACCTATATGCCTCGTAATCTCCGACTGCATACGCGTAACAATTATTATTCCCAATACCAGTCGCCGTCCCCCAACGCCGGTTTGTGAACTTACTTTCGGATCCACTCAATGGCAATCCTTTCATTTGTAATCTAAGCAGAAAAAAATGTCCGTTAGTAATAAATGATTGTGGAAGTTACCAAGGCCGAAACAAAGTCCGATGCGCTCACTGAGTTCCTCACTTTTGTACTCACTATTCTCATCAGCACTTTCCTCCTCCGCCTCGTGTGGAACCGCTCCCTCGTGAAGCACGTCACTATTCTCAAGCCAATCAACACCATGCTTGACGCCTTCATTCTCTCGGTAGGCCTTTCGGTTGTCCGTGGTATTTAAACCTCTTTGTAGCCAGTGGTAGTCTCACCATTGGGGTGCTTGATTGTGGGGTACGCCTTCATACCATCACATCCACCTTTGTCACAATCGACAAACTCGTGAGACTTACCATTCTTCTTCATGTAGTCCAACTGTTTTCGAGTCCATCCACAGCCCATGGTTCCGAAAACAGTCCATTTTTTACCATCTTCCGTTTTCTTAGTACCACGGTTCATGGTGAACAACACGATTAAAACGATGATAGCGAGAACAATGAAAGCGAACATATTATATTATATGTAAATATAAAAATGTCCTCCACTATACTCTCGATAGGAACCAGGAATGTCACACTCAAATACACAAGGAAAATGTCGCCTGGTGAAGTTGAACGGATGAAATCATTCGTATCGAAAGATGGAACGAAGATTGTTAAGACCCCAAAATTTAAGATATTGTCTCAAGTTGATGATGGTACAAAGCGAATTTTCAAAGTTATACTTTAATACGAGGAGCAGGTCTACGTTTTTGTTGCTTTGTCTTCTTGGTTTTTAAGATAGCAATCGCTCGAGCCATAGCTTCTTTTTGATTGACTGGTGTTTTAGGTTTGTTTGGTAAAAGTACGACTGGTTTTTGTGGTTTCGTTATAGGTATAGGTAAAGCTTTTGGGTTTTCACCAGTAAAGAAAGGTTTATTGAGAACCTTTTCAAAATTGGGTATATTCCCATGATTCATATTTCCACGCATACGATAATTCTTGATTCGTTCGGTTTTTTTATTCAGATATTCGAATGGTAATACGGAACGAATGAAATTATGTATTCTCCTTTCTGTCATAGTTTTAGGTTGTCTCACGAGAGCATACATACTGTTCAAGAAAAAATGGAGATCGTACATTTTATCCGATTTTCGAGAGATTCCTATATTGATGTAGTTTTTGTTATTAATCAGAGGGTTCTTAATTCTAGGAAATACGGAAAATCCAAAATCGATGATGACCGCCTCAACACCACCATTAGGTATCGTGAATGTCTTCTCGTTTAATTTAATTTGGATATTCCTTTTTGGTACCGAGCGTACTAATATATTTCCACTATGAAGATCATGATGTCTAAATCCTGGATATTTTTGTTGAATTTTATATAAATTGTAAATCACTTGAGCCATAACAGACTTTGACGCTGCGAGTGATGGTGAACTTTTCCACCATTTACCTAATTCTTCACCACGAATGTACTCAGAATAAAGAACGTCCTTGTTATCACAATTTTTGTAAAGGTACATCTTTGGAACAGAGAATTCCTCTAATTTTTTAGCTATAGTGAATTCCATTTTAGCCGATGGATCTGTGGTTTCTTTATAGACGATGTACTTTTCACACTTATCATCTATACATCCACGAAACACTTTACCATATTCACCCTGTCCAATTTGCCTAGCACCTTTGATCATGGTTCCATTAAATCGCTTCAACCACAAGTGAGATATTGGAGAACATGCCTTTTTTCCCCTGAGTAACTTTTTAATATTACTCTCGATTGACATACTTATTTATTCGTAAGAAGTTTATTTCGACTTACCAATAATGGGTTTAATTTTATTGAATAACACACTTACCAGATTCATCTACTATCGACATAAAACCGTTAGTAATATTGGTTTCATTTTCGTATAATTCATTATAACAAATCTTATCGAATGTAAATTCGGTTATAGATGTATTTAGGAGACTTTGTTCATAAATTACAACATTACTATCAAGTATCTGTTTAATAACCATATCATCTTCCTTGAAATATTTTATCTTCAAAGTAGTTTCTGGTTTAAAATATTCTTTTAAAAGTTTCATTTGTATATATTTTGATTTTTTTTACTCCTCATCAACCTCGTCAATCTCTTCCTCAACGTCGACATCTAGATCATCCTCGGGGAGGTCAAGACCCTGGAAGGCGAAGGAGGGAAGCTTGGCAGACTGCTCAAGGAGGGTCTGCTGAAGACGGATGGTGACACCGAACTTGTTATCGATGAACCAAATCTGGTTGAGGTCAACGATGGCCATACACTTCTGCCCCTTCTCGATAGTATCGAGGGAGACGGGCTGCTTCTGCATCGAGTACGCCTCGGGAACAAAAGAGCCGTCGGGCTTGGTGAGAATCTTGAGCTTGATAGTGGATGGATACTGCTCCTTTCCGGGACGAATCATGGGCTTGTAGAGAGCTTCCTTGAGGACTGCGACATTGAACTCCTTACCGAGCCACTCCTTAGAGTTGGTGGCGACTGTGTTGACGATGATATCGTCGAGCGCCTTGAGCTTATCGTGAAGCTCCATCGCTTCGGCATTATCAGGGTCAAAAGAAAGATCGAGAGAATACGAAGTACGACCCGTACCTTCGTCAGTAAAAGAACTCAGACCATAAGGAGAGCGCATGAAAGGGAACTGGATGTAGAGCTTCTTGTTGTCACCGGCGTTGAGGTAGACGGCCTTACCGCCATTCTTGTTCTTACGAAGTTTCGAAAACTGCACAGCATCAGCAGAGAATTCGGAGGAGCGTTGGATAGTGAGCGACATTTTGTAGTTGGTTATATCTATGTTAGGAGGCTTGACTTTAAGTAAGTTATTTTTAATACCTCGTTAAGAATTTCGTGGGCATGATTCGATATGTGGAAGTGGTGGTGGAAGAGTCGAGATCAGCGGGCTCGGCGGGTTCGACACCATTTGTAGTAGAGTCGGCAGGTTCGACACCATTTGTAGTAGAGTC